GTACTTTTTCATTAGACTCTAGCAAAGTTGTAAGTACATCTGCTTGAACTATTAGATAGCTTTGCACACTGGCCAACAATGTCGCTTGATCTCTAATGATCTGTGTCAGGGCTGCGATCTGTTTGATCTGGTCCGTCATCTTCATATTCCTCTGTGGCGACTTGTGTAAAAAAGTAAAGAACCCATAAGGCGAGAACCGTACCGATCAATGCGGCAGCAATGGGGATGGCTAGCCACATTGTCCATACAACTGCACAAAAAACAGCAAGTCTGGCTATGTCAAGCATGATTCTCTCCTTATGGGAAAATGAGACACTATGGTCTCAATCAGAATCGCCAAAGCTGAAGCCATCTACTGCGGCTTCATCCTCTGACGGAGTGGTTTCTTCGGGGGCTGCGACAGGGGTATCTGAGGGTGACATACCAATCTCGGCACGATGGCCCCGGTTGTTACCGCGGCCTGCGACCAGGTTTACGTCATAGTTCCAGTCTGCCATGCCCGTCATTGTTTCGTGTAGATAGCTGATAATGATCTCTTTCAATTGTGGTTCTTCAATTACAATCAACATGTTGGTCTCCGTGTTGTTCCCGGCATTCAAAACAACATTGGTTGCGCCGGACATCGTTAAGCTCTTGTTGTGAGCGGTTTTCCATCGTTCCACAAGTACATAAGCAGCGATACCAATGCTGGGGCTTTGCCATGATGCGGTTATTCCGCTTGTTTACATCGCTATGGCCCAGGTAGTAGAGGATTGTGAAGTCACCGATATGCTCACCCTTTCCGTATTTGGGTTCACCAATAGGGTTGGGAGCATACTTGGACTTCAGTTTTCTACGACTTGGAAATCTCTTGCTCATTAAAGTGCTCCGTTTTCCTTTAGTCTTAGCCAGTGTGCGATCATTAAAGCGTCTGCACGGCCATCTAGAAGCCCTCCTTTAGGGCCGTAGAGCGATGCAGCGGGATACAATGAATGTGCTAGATCAGCTACAGCTTGCTTAATTTCTTTACCTTTAGCAGAGATTCCTATCGCTTTTTGCCATGCTTTAGGTTGAATAAGCTGTAATTCTACGCCGTTCCCTTGCATATAAAGTGCTCCAATAATTGCCTCTTGAGCCATGCCTACATTGCGTCCGAAGCTAAAATTAGATTTTGCTGACATACCATAAAGGCTATGTACGTCTTCAATCGCTGCGTAGGTAATATCAGGATGGTGATTACAGAGTTCATTGCAAAGATAACCAGGGGGCTGTTTGCCCCCTGGCGTAGGGTAGAAATTAATTGCAGCTGTGCAGTCATCACATTCCACGATGGTGCAAATAGCTCCAGACACTCCTGGGTCGCAGCCCAGATAAACGGCCATTATGAAAAGTCAAAACCGCCAGTGTCAACTTTAGCAGTTCCCGGCAGAGAGTCATCCTCAACAGAGGCGACAGAGGCATCATAGTCGTCCTCAACATAATCGTTGGGGAACTTGTCAGCCCACTGCTTGTGGAATTTAGCTTCAGCTGCATTGGCTTCTTTCTCGGTGACAGAGAAACCATCTGGATAAAAGACCTTGTCGATCTCGTTGAAGATGCGTTCATCAGCCGTTGGAACATACTTTCCAGATCCATCGTTGACCCGCTTGTTCTCGCGGTGCTTCTTCAGAGCAATGAGGATCGGTTGACCCAGCATAGCAGTGATAACAGGGACTTCAGTTGGCTTTTCAGCGCCTGCATCATAGTCCCAGAGCTTGATGGTCTTCTCCTCTGCGGAGAGTTCACCCATCGGCTTGCCTGCGGTGATGTTGGCAATCTGATCAGCCAGGACCATGCCAGGAAGCAGAAACTTCTTACCGTTTTGATTCACGTAAAAGTTCTTGTTCCCTTTAGCATCGCCACTCGTGACCCAGAGAGTTTGGCGAATCACTGACTTGTCAGAAGCCAGTTTTAAGTGCAGGTTGAGGGACATTGCTCCACCACGGGACTTGCCCAGGTAAGCCATGTCAACCGTACACGGATACAGGCCAGTGTCCTTGGTATAGGAACCGCCTAATGTATCAGTGTTGGTCTTCTCAACGTCTGTGCCAATTGCAAGTTGGTTAATACTCATATTACTTTACCTCGTTTTGCTGTTACAGAGTGATCACTCCTAGTGGAGTTCAGAAAACCTGCCGGAGGCAGGATAAAAAGTTATTCATCGTTATCGTAGTACTCATGCAGTCTGTCTAAGACCAATTGAGCGTCATTGTCGATGTATGTTTCAGAAGTATTCCATAGGTTTAATGGACCACGAATACTTTCGTGGATCGTTTCCTTGGTTAACTTGGTTTGATAAACGTACTTGTAACCTAATGCTTCTTCTTCTGGTGTGTAAGTCAACAAAGCGCTGCTATAGTTTTCCAAAGACTTAATGGGCATCTTCTTACATGCAATAACATTACAGAAGTAGGCCTCGATACCTTGATTCATCAGGCTACCTTTGACCTTAACCCGGTTTTCCATGATACTTTCGCCTTCGTTAAATACATCCATTGTATGTGCGAGCATAATGATGTTTTTACTTGAGCTGGCAACGGTTTGCTGCATCAATTTCTTCCAGTATTGGGCATAGTCGCCCCAAGCTTTGCGTCCGTCTTTAGAGTTGACACAAAATTTGCTTTCATACATGTCCATCAGGAACGTAATCGTATCCACTACAACAGTATGAATCTTGTCGTGGTCTTCAGCCTGCTGGATGATCGCAGGAACCTGGCGTGGATCAGTCACGACCTGTTTCTTGAACTTGTCAGCAAATGGAAGTCGTTTGTTCGTTTCGCATTGAAGGTAAATGACTCCTTCTGGATTTTTCAAATTGCGAAGGCTCGCAGATTTGCCACTCGTGGACTTGCCTACAATTAGAACAAGGTTAGTGTTTTCATACTTGTCAGTCATCTTTATTCCTCTCGGCGATTCGTTTATTAGCGGTAATTAATACCGTACGATGGATTTCAGATTCTTCCAATGGGTCATCGAATTTTGCATTCAGTTCCATGACTTTGCTGGTAATAACATCCAGGTCATAGCCCATTTCTACCATTGTGAAAGCATGTCGAGCGAGAGTGTGATTTCGGTTGCCATCTTCTACCTGGTTCAGCGCCCAGCGTTCCAGGGCTGACATATTGGTCTGTCCAGCAAGCAATTTCCTACGGTCTTCTGCCTTCTTGGTTTTGGGTACAAACTGGAGTGCATCCAGTTTCTGACCTGTATTATACCAGTATTTTCCCTTATGAGTCATCCACTTACGGCATCTATCGCTGGTCGCGGTGTCGACAGAGAAGGGCAGCCAGTCATAAATATTTCGCATAAATCCGGCATATTCTTTTTTGTCGAGTTCAACAAAATGTGAGAGCGGTAAAATGACGCGATAGCGATGATGCTTGTCTGTATGACGTTTTGTAGTGTGCATCAGCCAGGTGTAGTCTTGTAACAGATACTGGGCAGTTGAAATGTCTATACTACCTTCTACGTCTAAGACGACCATGTCACATCCAGGGATTACGTGATTATCATCTCGATAGCCCTGCTTTAAGCGATGATTACACCAATGCATATTGGGCGTCATCATTAACTGGTGGAGTTGATCGAAGCGTGGTGTTGCTTCCTTGTACCCTTCTGTTATCCGGTTGGAAGCCGATAAGTGGATCTTATTCAGATCTGTCTCTTCGACTTGTTTACCAGAGTAGAATTGAATGCCATCTAAAATCTCTGTCTTGATGTACATACCGTTTTTATAGCCGTGAGCGATCGCTTGCGTCATCATTTCCTTGCGGAACTGCTCACTGCCTTTGTAGAACGGCAAGTCTTCAATCAAGTCCGGCTGGGTCAGTTCTTTGCCAATAGAGCAAATATACTTGGCCAATTTGACGTAAGGACGATCTCTATTAACCAATCGTTCAAACGCTTGTCCAGATCCTTCAGCCAACGCAATTGCGTAGTCCAAATGAGTGTCTTGTAAGAATGTGGATTGATCAATAAAAGCATAGACGGCTGCAAGCTTAGCGACTTTGAAATAGCGATGAGCTATCTCACTTCGTTGTAGTTCACTAAACTCAGACAGTTTATCGGCTTCGTTCTGGCAGGCAATACGATACTCGTACAACTTCATCAGGGTATCCTGCTTCATTTTGATCTTCTGACCAAACAGACTGATGTCAGCCAGCGCCTCGAAGCGTGAGTTCAGAGTTGCCAGGAACTGTGATGATTTTGGATCATGATAAATTTTATACATGTCCTGGGCTGTTTGTTCTTTGGCAGGCAGGCGATGACGGCTGTAACCGTAGAAGCACCGTCGGGCATAGCCAATCTCTTGCATATCGAAGAACTCGTCTTCGGTACGTGAGCCATTCAACAATTTGACAGGAGTGCCAAACAGTAGCATGTTGGTTGGGGTCTGCCCGAACAGGTCTTCTGATCGTACATTATCTCGAGTATTTTTAATCAGCTTTTGCTTGATCCGGCCTGTGTCAAAAAGTTCCAGATAAGCGTTCAGCAATTCTGTATTTCCTGTGAAGTTGGAACCAATTTCATCCATCTCCAAGTTCATTGAGCCAGCTTGTGCCATAAGCAGCTTGGTTCTCATTTGCTTGATAGCGGCGCTGGTTCCTGAATCAAAGGAAAACAGTAGAACTCCCTGTTCTTCAAACTCGAGACGTGTACGAATCTCTACCTCTTTGGGGTCTTCCGCATCCCGGTGAGCACGACGGACAGCAATTTCCTTGATCCGTTGGTCGGCCTTAGCTGGAAAAGTTTCATTAAGAAACTTATGCCGAAAACCCGCAATGACGTTTTCTTCCATGATGTTGATCGAATGGCCCTTACCTGAGCCAGACGGTGCCAGGTTGATGGCGTACATGTTGACTGGGATGATTTGGTCATCCGCGAGGACAACATGAGTCCGCATCATGCTGGCAAGTTTAGCGAAGAAGTAGGACACCACCAGCCTAAAGAACATTGGATTCTGGTTTTGTGTCTTTTTGCGAAGGATGTCTACTACTTTTTCCATTGTCGGGTGATAAGGTAGATCCTGGTATTTGTCTAGATAGCTCATAACATGTGCTCCGATAAGCTTTCAAATTTTTCACCAAGCGCTTCTCGAATTGTATCGAGAGCTTCGGAATCAGAACCGTCTTCGTAAATCTCAAGCACTAAGCACACGTCTTGGTTTTCGTCACTAACGGTTATGAGTAGGTCAGTCATATTTTAAGTATTCCTTGGTTAATGTATTCCTCGGCCTGGGTACAGGCGTTGATTGCAGGACAATAGCGACAGTATTTTGGCTCCATATCTCTTCGCACAATGAGATGATTGCCACCTTTACCCGAAGCATAGGCATTAGCTTCTGCTGCGGAGTCGAACAGTTTCGTAGCTCGTGCAAGCTTGGTCTTATCTTTATAGAAAGCCCATTTTGGCGGGTCCATCCAGAGTTCTTCTGGCGTACACCGCGGTAATTCTTCCTGTGGCTTGTCCAGGTAATGGTTTAATCGCATAAGCTGTTCTCTTACCCAGCTTTCTGTTGCTTCCAGAGATAGCAACGGCAGTTTACGGACCAGCACACGTTTCTGTGGATAAGTTTTGTCTGCTTGCGCTTTTAGCGGTGACCAGTCAGTGAAGATCATCAGGATGTTGATATGCTCGCCTGTAATGTAATCAGGATTGAGCCATCGATAAATACTTCCTTGAAGAGCATATTTATCATCATTGGTACCTTTGATGTAGTTGAAGGTTTTGGTTGTCTTAACATCTTCAACCTCACCTTGTACAACAGCATCAAACTTGCCAGAAATTATCCATGTGCGACCGTCAACAGTCATTTCTTTGCTGTTGCGTTGCTCCATGTAAATGCAGATCTTGTCATCGTCATCATCCCATTTCCATTTTGGATCAGGATTGAAACAGA